GCTCAGCAAGCTCTTTCTGATTACCAGGCGAAGAAAAACGTAACTACTATTGATAAAAAGACTGGTGCAGACGGGACATCAGAACTTTATATGTCTGATGGTTCTCGTATTAAAACTGACGCTAACGGTAACGTGATGCCAACGAAGACTGTTGAAGAACAAATGCTTGACATCCCCAGTGATGGCTATAAATGGGCGTATAATGCCTCAGGAGAGAAGACTCCTATCCCTTTGACTGATAAAGCATCTAGTTATGGTTTGATTGATAATAACCCTACTGTTGCCCCAACCAAGCCTGTTGCAGAGGAAACATCTCTTCAGTCTGGAACAAGAATAGTAAAGTACAACGACGGAACCTACGGCAAGTTTGATGTGAATGGAAAGTATATGGGAAGTGCTATAGAGGATGATTTTAAGACAGGTAAAGATTTTAGAGATGTGAATGCACGACTTAATGAAGCTATGAATGGTAATTACCCTCTCAAGCCATCTCAAATTGCTCAAATTGAATCTATTAAAAGTGTGTATGCCAACCTTATCAAGCAGCAAGAAACTGCTAATGCTAACTTTACTGGCGGTACAACTGTTGCACAAAACCTTTACGGAATTGGTAATACTACTATGGCACAAGGTGCTATTAAGGGAGTCATTGATGACGGCATATCAAAGGTAGCTGATATACAGTCTCGTATGAACAGTGATGTGGCTAAGATGACGTCTGCTTTCCAGTCTGATAACCTGCAGGCTCTTAAGGACGCTTACAACTCTTACGCTAACAACGCTAAAGAGCTCCAGAATAATCTTGACCGAGTAGAAAGCCAAACAGCTCAAATCGCTCGTGACGAGAAGCAGCAGCGCGCCCAAGCAGAGCTTGCTATTGATAATGACATACGTGCTGATATTGCGGCGGCCACAAAAGCTGGTGCACCAGCAGATGTAATAAACAAAATGCAAGAAGGTCTTGTTAATCATGATTATGCAGCAGCAGCTAAAGCCGGTGGTCAATATTTGGAACAATCAAGCGGTACTTATGGTGAGTATCTTGGTGTTAAACGTGATTTTGAAGCTCGTAACCCCGGTGTTCCTTTTATGTCAGCTGACGAATACATGACTAAAGATGCTAATAGAAAAGCTTCTATTGCGAGAGCTGGTGCCGCTATTGTGGCAGGAACTGATATGACAGCAAAACAATCTGCTATTTTTAATGCCATGGCAGAAAGTCAACTTAAAAGCCCTTCTATTCAAGCTCAAAGTAGAGCATATAACCTTAAAACATTATCACAATTAGCAAAGGTAGACCCTCTTAACCCACAAACACAGCTTGCTCTTATCTATGGTGTTATTCAGGCTCTTGATATGTATCAATCTGCTACAAGAGAGGGTGAAATTGATCTTGTTAGAGATACCCAAGGGTTGCTTCAAAAGGCTGGTAACTTTACTAGTAGAATACAAAATGGTAATCCTCTTGGTGAAGAAACGGCCCTTGGTTACGTTACACTTGCGGAACAAATGACTGCCAGTATTGATGCTAACGCTGAAAAAGTAAGAAATGATTACAGGGCGCGCGCTGGTGTTAATGGTATTTCAAAACCGTGGGGTGATTACGAAACAGCAACAAATGAATTAAACAAACAATCTATTGGTTCTGAATATGAAAAACAGACTAAAGATAATCCTCTTAACTTAAATTTACCAAAAACAGGAGGACCCTCAGCTAACAATCCACTTGGACTATAACTATGGACACAAAAACATTTGCAAACTCAATAAGAGAAAAATATCCAGACGGAGTGGCTAGTGACGGCTCTGCTTATAAAGACATGCCAGATCAAGAGCTTACCCACCGTGTTATTACTAAATATCCTGTGTATAAAACACAAGTAACAGACTATAAAGCACCAGATAATTCATTTGTTGGCACCCTTACTGGAAGAAATTTACAAACAGCTAAAGGAAACCAAATGGCAAAAATGCAAGGCTCTGGTGTTGCTGGCCCACTTGTAACTGATCCAACAGAAGTAGTTAAAGGCGTTATAAAAGGCATTCCAGGCACCCTTACTGGAAGAAATTTACAAACAGCAAAAGGTAATGAAATGGCAAAAATGCAAGGGTCTGGTGTTGCTGGGCCACTTGTAACTGACCCAACAGAAGTCGTTAAAGGTGTTATAAAAGGCATTCCAGGGCAAGCTGCGCAGGTTACTAAAGGTATTGAATCTTTTGGTAAAGGAGCTATGGAAATGGTTGGACTAGACACAACAGGTACTGGGCTAGATTATGAACCAGTTGAAGAGCTTACTGCTCCATCTAATGAAGCACAAGAGGTTGGCTATGTTGGTGCAGGTCTTTTACCGGTAGAACGTGGTATGACTGCCGCTAAGCCTGTTGTAGAAGCGACAGGTAAAGTTATTGCTCCTGTTGTTGAGGCAAGTAAAGTTATTGCTCCTGTTGTTGAGGCAAGTTTACCAATAGTTAAAAAAGGTTTAGAAACTGTTGGTGATGTTGTTGGTACAGTTAAAAATAAAATAATTCCTAGAAATCCAATAGCTATTAAGTCTGATGCTGAAATACTTGCAACCCCAGTTGAAAAATTAAGTAAGTTAACATCAACACAAAGAACTAGGTATTTTGAATTACAGTCTGAAAAAATTGCTGAGGAAAATAAAATTGCACAAGAAAATATTAAAAAACAAATGTCAGATACAGAAGCACGTATTGCTACTGAACATGAAACAAAAATAAAAGCGTTAAAAGATGAAGCGAAGCAACTTGACTATGAGTTGGGCAAAAAATCTGTTGAAGAAGCTCAATCACTTAAACCAAAAGTTATTGAATCAATGAGAAAAAATAGTGATGAATATCGTAGATTGGTTGATGCTGAAATAGGAGACGCCGCAGATACGATGGTTACACAAAAAGAGCTACAGTCTTACATTCGTAATAGGTATACAGACAACCCACAGAAAGCGGAAGAGCTTATCAGTGTGTTAAGTCCTACCGGTTCAAAAGCAACTACTGTTGGTGAAATTTACCAAAACATGAAAACTCTTCGACAAGATATTGCTAAGTCAGCGACTAAAGGACAGCGTGTATTTACTGCTGACGAAATGAAAACAACAAATGCAATAGCTGAACTTTCTGGTTTTCTAAAAGATGTAAAAGGAATAGATCTAAAACTTGCTAACGATTTTTGGAGAAACTATGCTCCAATGAGAGATAAACTAATTAAAAATGTACAACCATTTACTCCTGCTGGTGCTGAAGGAGGCTCTTTCAACTCGTTTAGTAACATGATTAAAACTTCGTTGACAAAACCTGACCCAAAGAATGCTAACTTTATTAAGGCAACTGAAGAAATGCTTGGTGTAAAAATAGGCAATTCAGAAACAAAAGCAGTTTTTGAAAAGCTTTCACAAAACCAAAAAGCTCAAATTGCAGCAGCGGCAGAAAAAGAAGCAAAGTTATTAGAGCAAAAAACTGCTTCTGAAACAGCAAAAATTAATGCTGATAAGAAGTTAGATGAAGCAAAAAAGGAACTTAAGATACAACAATTTATAACACAACAAAAAGCAGATAGTCGAAACAGAATACGAGCTACTATTGGTGCAATTATAGGTACAAGTGCAAGTCTTGGTGCTTACAACGCACTATTTAGTAATTAATTAAAGAAATATTCAGTTACTTTATACCCAACAATTGCACCTGTAATCATAAACAATATAATCATACCTCAATTCTAATCCTACTTACATACAAAGTCAAGAAACTTATTAACACAACTTTGATATACTACAAATATATGCCACTCGCTAAAGGACCAGGATCAATACGTTCAAATGTTAAAGAGCTTATGTCTGGTGTGCAATCAGCGTCTCGCGCTAAAGCTATCGCTACAATAGCTAAGAAAAACAACATATCTAAGGAAGAGGCGCAATTTAGACAAGCAAGGGCAATCGCTATAAGCCAAAGCAGGAAGAAGTAAAATGACACAAAAGGAACGACTAGCAAAACTTCGTGCACTACAAAACCCAGACAGTGTCACTGAGGAAGCTTTGTTGCTACTTTCTGAACGCTTAGAGTCAATAGAGGTAGAACCAGCTGTCCCGGAGAAAGGCGTTGACTACTTTACTCAAGAAGACATAGACCAGATAGCAGCTCTTGTTAGGGGCATGGTTAAAGACGGAGCTGATGGAGCAAAAGGTGATAAGGGAGATGTTGGCCCAGAAGGCAGACCTGGAAAGGACGGCGCGGTTGGTCCAGAGGGAAGGCCTGGCAAAGATGGAGAAACTCCAAACATAGACGAAGCTTTGAAGAGAGCTTTGTCGCAGCTGCCTAAAACTGAAAAAGTTGACACTGATAAGATAGTCAAAGAGGCTTTAGCTGCTTTCAAGAAAGAATACAAAAACGACAGTTTGAAGCTGACTGAGTTGGAAAAACGCCTTATTCGTCTTGGCGGCGGAGGTGCTTCGTACTTCACACAGTTACAAGACGGAAATATTAGTAACCCTACTAATGGACAAGTTATAGCGTGGAACAGCACGACTCAAAAGTGGGAAAACCAAAACCCGTCAGGTGGAGGCGGCATACAAAACTCCTTTGAAACAGTGTCAGCCAACCTCTCCGCATATGATAACGTGCTTAACTACGACGGAAGTGGGAACATAACATCTATTATTTATTCTAATGGCGTTACTAAAACATTTAACTATACAGGCGCTGACATAACTTCAATCGTGCTTTCCGGGGCCACTCCTGGAGGAATAGAGTTAACAAAAACTTTGACTTACTCTTCTGGCAGTGTTGTTGGAATAACTTATTCTTAAACTTTGTTATACTTAAGTTACTACTTGAGGAAGTAGGTTTACTAATTAAAATAACTTTATGTCAAAATCAAACGCATCAGAAAATGACACATTAAAAATGTTCCTTCAGGGGACAGACCCGTCATTTAGAATAAATGCTAACAATTACTTAGCGCTTTACACGGCGGACCCTGGGGAAGCTGGTACCGCTACGACAAACGAAACGTCGTACACAAATTACGCCCGCCAGACGCTTGTAAAAGCAACTGCTTGGACAGACGGAGGAGCTTCATTTACTAACGCTGATCTTATTCAGTTCCCGTCATGTGGAGTAACTGGGGCAACTATTACTCACGGTGCTATTGTTACAACATCTTCAGGGGCTGGTGAAATCTTATATTCAGGGGCTCTTAACTCATCACTGGCTGTTGCTCTTAACATCCAACCACAGTTCAGTATCGGAAGTATTACAATCACAGAAGACTAACATGTACACCTGCTCAAAATGTAACAAAGGAGTTATCCTGCTTAACGGAGAAATTTTTAGAGCTTGTGCGGCAGAGTGTGTTAACGAACCAGTTACTGCAAGCGTTTCCATGTCAATGAAAGGTGTAGGTGGGTTACAATAACAATGTCAGTAAATAGCGTACAACAATTAGTAAATGCAGAAATAGAAGGAGCAGTACGAAGGTATATGTGGCGTAAAGTGCCATCTCAAGTTACTACAACAGGTCTTTGGTTTGACTTATCATTAAGTCCAGGCAACCCTGTTCCTAAGTATTGGTTTGACGCTACACCGCTAATCGCTAAAGCAATCTACCAGTCTACCGATGGAGGTATCTGGCACGGTCCAAACACCACCCCAAAGAACCAGTACCTTAGAATGACTACGGCCATGAGTAACTCTGCTACAGGGTTGCCTCTCCCGCTCATTCTTTGTGACTACCTTCTCTACTACCCATCAATTGATGACTCGGTACTAGACCCGCAGGTGTTAGATAACACAGTTACTCTTCCACGGTACACAGACGGTAAAGGTGTACAGGTAATTGCTGTTACAGTAGCTGGTCGTACAGGAGGGCAGTCTTTCTACTTCACGTACACCAACAGCGACGGAGTGCCAGGTAGAACGTCACAAACAGTACAGCAAAACGCTGTATCTGCTATCGGAACTATTGCAACATCTTCACGTTCTACTGCTGGTCAATCTGGTAATCCTTTTATTGGCCTACAATCAGGAGACACAGGCGTACGAAGTATCGAAAGTGTAACAATGCTAGGTGTGGACGTAGGGCTGTTCTCACTTATCCTTGTCAAGCCACTGGCCCAAACACAAATTCGTGAACAAACAGCACCAGTAGAAAAAGACTATCTCATCGAAACTTCTGACATACCAGAAATAAAAGATGATGCGTACCTAAGTTGGCTGACCTGCCCAAACGGTTCGTTAAACGGTGTAACATTATTCGGTGATTTACAAGTAATTTATGCTTAATACAGTAATACAAGGAGATTGCTTAGAGTTAATGAAAGGTATACCAGACAAGAGTATAGACATGATTCTTTGTGATTTACCTTACGGAACAACTGCCTGTAAGTGGGACACAATTATTCCTTTTGAACCACTATGGGAACAGTATAAAAGAATTATAAAAGACAACGGGGCGATAGTTCTAACATCAGCACAACCATTCACATCAGCACTTGTTATGAGTAATCCTGATATGTATAAACACCACTGGATTTGGATTAAAGAAAAAGGAACAGGTTTTCAGGTTGCGAAATATAGACCGATGATGAAGACTGAAGATATTATTATGTTTAGTAAAAAATCAGCTAAATATAATCCGCAAATGGTTGCACGTGAAAAGCCACTTAAATATAGGTATCCAACAGTCCAAAGTAGAAGCAATCCAATAGCAAACTATACCAATAAGGAAGTAATATCAACGCACAAATTTCCAGAGAATACACTCATTTTCAAAACTGAAAGAGGACAACACCCCACCCAAAAACCAGTAGCACTATTTGAATACCTCATCAAAACCTACACCAACGAAGGCGACCTAGTATTAGATAACTGTGCAGGAAGTGGAACGACAGGAGTAGCTTGTAAAAATACAGGGAGAAATTATATCCTAATAGAGAAAGAATCAGAATATATTGATATAATAAACAAAAGACTTAATAGTGTGCAATTAACAACTTAACAAATTAAAACTATGGCAGGATTTCAATCACAAGACAATATAATCAATGCTCTAACTAACGGTCAGACTTTTAGATATGACTGGAACAAAAGCATGAACCCAACTACTGCAGCAATCGCAGGAGAGTGCCACTTAACAGCAAGAGGTAACGGTAACCCAGGACCTGATGCTCTTTTTGACACAGGTGCTAACCTTACCTTCATTGGCGTAGAAGACGACACAGCCAACGCTTCATCTATCCCGCACGGAGGAGACGTACAGCCCACCTATTACAAGTCACTAATTAACTATTCAGCCGTTACTGCTGCTGCAACAACTGCCCCTTGTACGCTAGTCCTTCTTGATGTTATTGGTTACTACCGTGTAACCACTGTTACCACGACAACAGCACAGTCAACAACTAATACTTTAGGGTATGCTGACACCTTTACAGCAGACGCCAGTACCGACGAGATAACATGGACGACAACAACAAATATCCCATCAAACATTCTTACTGGTACTCGTGTACGCCTTACAACAACTACCACACTTCCTGCCCCCCTTGCCACCGCGACTGACTACTATGTAATCAAGGTTACGGATGGCGCTTGTAAACTAGCTACAACATATGCTAACGCTATCGCGGGTACAGCAATCAATATTACAGATGCCGGTACTGGTACTCACACAATGTCTCGTCTACTTCCTCGTTATACTAATGGTGCCGGTGTACAAGCTATTTTCTTTAATCCGGCAGCTACAGCACTTGGAGCAGCAACCCCCAACCTAACATTAGGTTATACAAACTCTGCACAGACAGCTTCTCGTGCTACTCCAGGAGTCGCTCCAATTGGAAAAACTGCGGCTTCTAACTCGCTTCTCCTTTACACAGGCACAGGTTCAGGAAAGTATAACTATCAAACGCCTCTACAGGGAGGAGATTCTGGTATTGCACAAATTGATACTATCCGTAACTCAACCAGTTATGTGTCAGGTACATACACAGTAGCTCTCGTAAGAGAAATTACTCGAGTCCCCGTCACGACTCTTGGTGTTGCAGCAGAACGTGACCTAGTAAACCAACTCCCGTCTATGCCTCGTATCTACGATGGTGCTGCGCTATATTGGATGGTGAGCTCTTCAACAACAACTCCAGCTAACGCTAACTTCTCAGGTCACATCACTACTATTTGGAATTAGTATGGCACTACTAGGAAACTACGCACAGTTCTTAAAATGCCCTGTTACTAACACAGGAGGTGATTCTACGTCTGGGCTTACAGGTCTTAGGTCAAATTGGAATACCGCGGGAGTCTCCCGCGGTAGGTTCTACGGAGAAAACTGGCTACAAGGTACAGCAGATAGGTTTGGTCTGCCTAGCGGGTACGCCAGCCCTTACTCATGGGTGTTGCCTCCTAAGTCAGGTGGTATAGGATCTAACACAGGCATTTCCGGTCTTGGTTCTTTTTCTGGGGACGGGGCTATGGGAGTAAATCTCAGCGTAAACATGGACGGCTTCGGAGAGATAAGCAACTTTCAAATGGGGCTTATCATATCAGCTATTCTTAGTATATCGAGTATCGGTGGACTTTCAGCTACTGCCCAAGGGGCTCTTTCAGGAGCTATGACAATGGCTGGTTCTGGAGACTTCGCTGGCGCTATTGGAGCACTCGCTGGTGTCGTAATGGAAATTAACGGCACAGGGTCTATGACAAGCGACATGACCGCCCTTGGCAACATGACACTTGACATTTACGTTAATCAATCTACGGCCACTGTTAACGAACTTGTCGATGGGGTGTGGAATGCTCTAGCTGCTGACTTTAACACTTCTGGCACCATGGGTCAGAAGCTCAACGGTGCGGGTTCAGCAGGTGACCCTTGGACTACTGATCTTGATCCATACACAACTCCAGGTACTGCTGGAGAGCTGATGAAAAAAGCTTCGCAACCTAAAATATCATTATAAAGTTTGATATACTAGCTGTATGAACCCATCGTCTATTAAAACAAGATTAGATCCTAAGAACGGCAATCATGCTGCTGTTTTAAGTATATTTAACCGGTTAGAAGTAATGAAAGGAGATAAGGGAGAAAAAGGAGACCCTGGAGAAGACGGATATACCCCAGTTAAAGGTAAAGACTACTTTACCAACCAAGAACTTATAGCCATTATAGAGCATATTCAGTCTCAAGTCAGAGATGGAGAGAAAGGTGACGCTGGTCCTCGCGGCGAAGCTGGTTATACGCCAGTAAAAGGTGTTGACTACTTTACCAAGGCAGAGAAGCAAGCACTTGTTAGCGACGTTCTAAGCAAGATTCCTAAAGACAAAGATGTAAGACCAGAAGACATTGTTAAGCTTGTTTTAAAGGAGTTAAGGTTACCTGACACAAAAGAGTTTATTTCTAAAGGAGAATTGGCTGAATTTCTTCGCAGGGGAGGATTTAGAGGGGGCGGAGATACAGTGGCTGCCGGTTCTGGCATTTCTATCGCGGTCAATAACGACGGGCAAAAGGTAATCTCGGCGACGGGGTCTGGGGCTTTTACTATTTTAACTGCGACTGGTTCTGTTGATGACTCAAACACAACTTTTACGTTTCTTTCTGTACCATCAATGGTAAACATTAACGGATCATTTTACAATGCTGGGGCACAAGTTGGGGGTGCCGCCGCGTGGACTAATGTTGGCACAACCGTTACGACAGCGTTTCCCGTGGGGACCGGTGGGTGCATTTTTGGAATTGCTTAAAACAACTTTGATATACTTAAACTATGTTAAAAAAACTACTTGCATCTATTCTACTAACTCTCAGCCTGGCTATACCAGCTTCCGCTCAAACTAACCTCTCTCAAGGTGGAACAGGCTGGGCTACGTCTACTCTCGGAGACCTTCTTGTAGGCACTACATCAAAACAGCGCTACACACGACTACCTATAGGTTCAACTGGGCAAGTTTTGTGGGTTTTAAACGGGCGTCCAGCATGGGTTGCTACATCCTCACTTGGAATAACTGGTGGCACAGGTGGTTCAGGTAACTCAGCGTGGACTATCGGTAACGGTTTAATCTATAACGCCACAACTTCTGACAACGTTGGTGTCGGTACAACCACCCCAACACAAAGGCTTAACGTCTTTGGTAACTTGCTTGTTTCTACGTCTTCTACGCCTCTTTTGTTCGTTAACACAGCTATTAGTAAGGTGGGTATTGGGGTAAACAACAACACAGGAGGAGATATGTTAAGAGTTTCTGGCTCGATAAAATCTGACACATCGGTTAATGCTACAATTGGTTTTTTTAATACTCTTTCGGCACTTAGTGGGAATAAAGTTACTCTCTCTGGTGACTTTTACTTAACAGGTGGTTTCTTTGATTCTACTAACGCTTCAGGTACAGCAGGTCAGGTTCTGCAATCAACAGGAACGTCCACGCTTTGGGTAGCAACATCTTCATTAGGTATATCAGGTGGGACAACTTATACAGGGACATACCCTATTATTGTTACTGGTTCAGTAATCTCTACAGGGTTTTCAACTTCTACTATAAATAACTTTACGGCAGCAAACTCTTTTGCAGCAACGACGTCTGTGACAGAAATAAGGGCGTTAAACTCTGCTGGGGTGGACATTCACGCCAACACAGGGACACAAGTAGCATTGTTTGGAGCAGGAGGAAGTGACGGGGCTTCATTTTTTGGAGGCGTCAACGCTGTAAATGGTTTAATTAACCTTGCCACTACTACTATTTCTGCGCTTAATTTGTCTGGGTTTTTCAAAGACTCGACAAACGCTTCAGGAACACTAGGACAAGTGCTCAAGTCTACTGGGACTTCAACAATATGGGTGTCGACCTCATCATTAGGGTTTACTACTGGTACAGTAACCTCGGTGTCTCTCTCTGCTCCTACGGGGCTAACAGCTGCTTCTACAACCTGTACAGCAGACTGTAAACTTGCGCTTACTTTAACTGCTGGGTATGTCATTCCTCTCACCGCTTCTACCACAGAATGGGCCGCAGCCTACGCTTCTACTACTGCTTTAACTCCTGCTTACATTCGTGGCTTGTTCTCAGGTACAGCCCCAATAACCTTTAACTCAGGAACTGGAGCCATAGGATGTACTAACGCCTCTGCTGGAGTCACTGGCTGTTTAACAGGTACAGACTGGAGTACTTTTAACAGTAAAGTAAGTAACGCCTATGCTTCGTCTAGCTTCCCTTCGTTTACTTACGGATCGTCAACATACGCTTTTGCATCTAACTTCTCAGGAGTGACTGGAAAAGTTGCAAGGTGGACTTCTGCAGCCGCTTTGTCAGTGGGGTCACTCTTTGACAACGGCACAGTATCAGGAGTCAACGCAACTTCTTCCACTGTAGCGTTCAACATCCAAGGGCTTCCAGCACTAGCTACCATCTTTAACGTAGCCTCTTCCACAGGGACTTCTATATTCTCTATCCTCTCAACAGGGCAGCTCTTGTACGGGACTTCGACAATAACTTCTTACGGTCTAACAGTGGGGACAACTACGCAATTCACAGCTGGAGTTGTAAGTCGTGTGGTAGGCTATAGTAGTGCAGCATCGACAACTATTAACCTTAACACCACTGACGTAGCTACCACTACAATCAACCAGCCAACTACCTTTGTAAACCCAACAGGGACAGCGTATGACGGTCAAATGTTTGAGATTAGAGCACGAGCTACTACAACTCAAACAATCTACTGGGGGACTAACTTTGCTTCGTCTACAGATCTTGTAAACGTAGCCTCAGTAGCTTCTGGCACAACACGCTTCCTCTTTGAGTATCGTCAAGACGTACAGAAGTGGGAGCTGGTAGGTAAACTTGGTGGCTACATCAACTAACAACCATGAAATGCAATTATTGTAAAAAAGAATCTACTCACAACTATGAATGTAAGGACAAGTTCCTTGTCGTTACTTGTGACCAACATAAGCTAAAAGGGTACTACACATCACTAGTACACGACGGGAAAAAGGTTACTTATATGCTTAGAGTTAAGTCATCTTTCCCTTTTATTAACTACGTGCCCTTTATAGAAACCGCATAATATGAAAAAGCTACTGTTATCACTGCTCTTAGGTTTAAGTCTAACTACGCAGATTTCCTATGCAGCACTAACAGACCAGCTTACTCATTACTATAGTTACAACTCAGGTTCTACAGACTCTGTTGGTTCAAACAACGGTACTGACACAAATACCCCAACGTACACACCAGGGAAAATAGACAACGCCCTAACTACCGTTGCTGTTTCGTCACAGTATACTTCGTTTAGCCAAACGTCCTTCCTTCCTTGGGGGACAAACGCTTACACGGTGAACATGTGGGTGAAGTTTGCCTCAACAGCAGGCAACCAGTCTTTAATGATGGTTACAGGCGGGTCCGCTGGCGCGTCTGGGGTAAACATGTACCTTTCTGGTGGGTCTATACAAAACGACAAGCCATTTATAGTAGGGCTTGGATACACCTGGTCCGGCGCTGACACCAACTGGCACATGTGGACTTTTGTTTCTTCGTCCACAGGGATGGCTACGTACCTTGACGGAACAAGAGTTTCGTCAAACACCAACACAGGAAATATAGGGGACCCTGGAACTACGGTCCCTATGGGGGCTTACAACTCTTCTGGAGCTATACAAGCAGGCTGGTACTTAGACGGGCAAATGGACGAAGTTGGAATCTGGTCAAGAGGAATCACGCCAGCGGAAATTGTACAGCTCTATAACTCTGGGGCTGGTCTAGCGTATCCTTTCACCCCTGCTGCCACCTCTCCTACGACACTGGGCTTCTTTAGGTTCTTTAAACGATTTTAGTATGAACGAAACAGACTTATCCAAACTAATAGAAGCAATAAACAAGTCTACTTCGGCAACGGTCGAAACAGTTGTTAACGGAAAAATTAGGCATATCGATCAAAAACTTACTGACTATATCCACGACGATTTGAAGTGGAAAGAAGAAAAGGTTGAGCCTTTAATTGAAGCTCACAGCACTGTTAAAAATCTTGCAATATTTTTAAAATGGGGAGCAGGTGTTGTTGTTTCAATTGGTGTACTTATTAAATTAATAGCACTAGAAAAACTATGAAATGCTCCTGCAACATTGGACAAGGATATGGTGGAAACGCCACAGCCACCTATAAAAATGGAGGGCTGTTAGGACACACTGGGGTCGACAACTCTTGTGGTTACGGCTCAGAAATTAAGTCGTACTTTGATACTGAATATGTGTACAAGGTTCTCACAAAAGAAAGACCAGCCAACGACGGCTCTGGCTTTACAGGCGTATTTACCCTCGTGGAGAACGGAATTGAGACTTTTGAGTTCCTGTACGGCCACTGCAATCCAAGCGTAGCAGTGGGGCAAATTTTGACAAAGGGAACGGTTATAGGAACCGAGGCTAACAACGGAGAGGTATATCAAGACGGCGTTAGGATAACCTTAGACATGCAGAGGTCTGGAGACCAGAGGGGTGCTCATCGTCACGACCAGAAAAGAATCCTCAGAAAAGACAAGGAAATGATACCTGGTGTTTCTTACATCACAGATGCTAACGGAGTTTTTAAGAAAGACGGGTACTATTATGCTATCCCCTACTTTAAAAATGGCTACGCTGGGTGTGTAAACTGGCTCCTCCCACTCTTTAACCGTAACTTAACTGTCGGGATGTCAGGATACGACGTTCAATGTTTACAAAACTTCTTAAAGGCCAGAGGGTTTTTCCAAGGAGACACCACAGATTTCTTTGGACGAAAAACCATGGCTGCCGTTTCAGCCTTTCAAAAAGCTAACGGCATCTCTCCAGTACTGGGCTTCTTTGGTCAAGCTACTAGAGCATTAGTAAATAGTCAACTACAATAATATGTTACAATCAATCGTTTCTTACACAGAACAGTTTGCGATCTTAATACCAGTAATCGTAGGTATCGTATCAGTAGCTAGAAAAGCAGGTCTAGCGACACGCTATGCTCCCGTCTTTGCGCTTGTTCTCGGCGCAGTTGGAGGTTACTTCTATATCGCAGGAAACACAGTGGGGGTACTAGTCGGAGTCACAATGGGGCTTGCTGCTTCTGGTGCTTACAGTGGTATAAAAACTACTGTTAAATCATCTGAGAGTATCTAACTACATAGCTTGGAAAATAGAAATCGTCTTAAAAAAGATTAAGCAGTGGCTTTCTTCTTTAGAAAAAGAGTAGTGTTATACACACAAGTCTCTCGCAAGGGAGACTTTTGTTTTATATACTTTACTTAGACGTGGCATAAAGTCGGGGGTAACCAGGCCCTCCGCCACGACCAGTTCACTTTAAGGAGAACACCGTGAGCGCATTACTCTCACACCTAGCAATCCGCCTAGCGGACCGTCAAGCAGTCTCAGTGATCCTCGACGAATGTCCAGCTGTTGTCATGGGAGGTATCGTCTGGCGAGATACGATGAAGCCTAGGTCGCTTCCACACGTCGTCTGGGAAACCAAGTACCTTCACATGAGGGGAATGCTCGCAAGGCACCCCCAAAGTCCATGGTTGGTCAAACTACGAGGATTCGAGCATGAAAAGACCACTCAACCCAGTCATCAAGCCGCCGATTGACTACACCCCACGTGGGCAGAAAAAGGAAGAGGAAGTAACCTTAACCTTTAAACCTTGCTGTATCTGCAACAAGGCAATCACCTACGGCTATTACGGTCGTTGGGGAGACTCGGGAACCTGCTCAAAGAAATGCGAGCAACAACAGGAGAGCAACCATGCGCAACATTCCTTACTACCTGGCGGCAATGGCACTAATGGTGTCGATGTCGCTGTCAGCGAAGGCAACGACCCCTGACGAATTGCAAAAGGGTGAAGTCAAGGCCGTCACCCCGTGCGTCGTCAACGGCGAACAACTCCACTGCCTCATCATCCAGCACAATGGTGAAAACTACTCGATGGCTGGCTTCGTGAAGGACAACAACTTCTACGCTCGCTACATCGGCAAGCAGGTGAAGGACAAGTGGGTCATCGTGTGGGTCTATGGACAGACCATTTAAGTCCGCTATGCGGCACCGCCTAACCAGCGGTTTTATTTTCATGCTATACTAAAAGAGAAGTTGTCAGACTCCCCTCTTGTTTGAGGACACAAGCGACACAAAATCTCACCGTAACTGGTGGGTTTTTGTTTTTACAAATGAAAACCACACGGCCAGTGCGTGTGGTTTCATTATTATGAGCGAGAAGAGTATTTCACGAATGTACAAACTGGCTACATTAATTGTCTCACCTTTTTACGCTTTATGCACTGTGGACAAGATGGCTTTTTGACGTTTAACCACTTATACACAGTTTTTCCACACTTGTGGCAAGAAAGTTTGTAAGACGTCTTAATCTCAGCAAAGAGTGGTTTAACTAGGTTTCTCATAGTCTAATGGTGCGTATCGAAATTTCTTGAGCACGTTCCCAGGTAAGTGACTTACGCTTGGAGGAGTCACGCTCTGAGACGAAGGTTTCAACGCTTATATAAACAGAACCTTTTGGGTATTTGATACCCATATAAGCAGGGCTGTTTCTTGCCCACACATAATCCGGTTGACCGTCCGTTCCGATAATACGTACCAAGACACCTTCGTCACTGCTTATTTTTCTAGCATAAGCAATCTGTTGTGATGTTATGCAGTCAAAAGGAATGTAACTTTTTTCTGTTTGTTTAAGTTCTATAAACGTAGTAATGGGGAGGGGATATTTAGATAAAGACTTTTTCAAGTCTAAACCAAAACTAGCTTCCTCCTCTTTGTTTTGTCTAGGAAGTGGTGGCATGTGGGTTAAAGTCTTCTCCATTTTTAAAAGCTTGTAATATTTTAGTATCCCAACGACCCCCAAGTAAGTAGATTATTTCTATATCTCGAAGGTTACTGAGATTTCTTTGTCGTGCATGCATCTGTAGGTTGTCGGTATACACATGACTCATACTAGCGTATACCATTGTTCCAAACATGTGTCCATCCCACCCCTCACCACACCCAGACTGGACTATAAAGTAACATTCATCAGCTTCCTGCGCTTGTTTAATAACATCTTCTTGGCCTTTGGTTTGACCGTTAAGAATAAACACAGGTTTGTATTCTTTAAGTTGTTTCGCTAAATCTAAGATCTGTTGTGTATAGTATGCTACTACAATAATTTTCTTATATTCAAGATCAACTATTTCTTTCCACTTGTTTTGTTGTTCGTGGAGGTGCTCATGTGTCCATGTAACTATTTCATCTTCCGGTATAACGTATTTTGGTTGTTTGATTGTGATGATACGACTAGTAGCAGGAGGTATAGCGTCTACAACGTCTGATAGCGATACTTGGTCACAGTATTTCTTTCTGTAGACGTCTACTTTCGCCCTCCAGTCACTTTTAGGAAACCAAGCAGGAAAACGTAAGTATGGCATCTTCTTTAGTTCAAACATTTCTTCTCTATATTTCTTCCAGTCGTAGTATATACCTATGTAACACATAAGGGTGTGGAAAGACCAGGGGGAATTTCTAACCATAGAACCTGACAAACCCATGAAATGGCAGTTAGGGTTATCTCTAAGAAGATTGTACAGGCACGTTGCAAGCTCTGAGCGCGGCTTAACAAATAGTGGTGCACCAAACCTGTGAACTTCATCTACAACTATTGCTGTCGGGTTTACGATATGTTTAAAGTGCTTTTTAAACTCTTCTTTAGTAAGTATTGTAGCTCTAGTTCCTGCTGCTTGCCATGACTTCTTATTACTCTTTTTGCAGATTATAAAAGTATTATTACCTTGTGCGGGATTATCAATCCAAATAGACGATGGCAATGTTTTACCCACCCGACACTCCCAGTCAAGAAGTATTTTCTTTGGGTTAAGATCAATTATTCTTTGTTGATGTGGAAGGGGTTTCATGAACTTGTACCTGAAGATGTAATCCTATGTACAGTATAGTATTCATCTAGAATTTGATTACTCTGTCAAAATCTTCAGGTACAAACACACGAATGTATTTGTAACCAGGTTGCCCTGGAAGACGTATTATAAGCCCGTCTAGGCTAGATTAAGAACACGCTTAACCTCACTAATAACAGTCTCTATATCGTCATTAGTGATGGTGTAGTCTGGCTGTATGGCGTCCATCTCCATCTCTGAAGCATGGGTGTCACCCTGCTCACCAAGTGACGGGCGCACAATTCTAATGATTGTTCCACCAAGATCTTTGACTGCTTGTGCTTCGTTCAAGAAACGTAGGTCGTCTACCACGACATTGCTATATCCAATAACTGAGTCGCGCCACTTGTTAGTCCAGTAGTCTTTGTCTTGTGTTCTAAACAAGTCTGTTCCGTAGTTTTGTAAGAACTGACGAATACTTCTTGGCTTGTCTTCGAGTAGCTGGTCAACGGTTACCCCAGTAACTGTTGCTTCGGCCGCAAGGAAGTCTGGGAAGTGCTCTTTGACTTTCTGAAGGATTGCTAACTTGAAGTTAATTTTCGTGAACGTGCCAGCACAGCTGGTACGTTCACACAAAGCATTAGCCACACTTGTCTTACCACACCTCTTTTTACCAGTAAGAGCGATAATCATGTTACATTTCGTGACCGTCTCCGAGGACTACCTGCACCTTTGGAAGATCTGGTGACCAGTCTTCTTCAACCGCTGCGGTAAGCACAGGAACGTCAGTGTTCATGCTAGCGAAGTATGCCTTCTCTTCAGCAATACCTTCAATCATTTCACGAGCAAGTGAGCGTGTAATATCCCACTCGTCTTGTGTTAGTTGGCGGACACGACTATAGGTAGTCTTGTTCCAGCGTGTAGCACCGTTCTCAGCCTCTACAGAAGAGATGAGTGTAAGGTTCTTGTTAGGCTCGCCGTTCCACTGCTTGTAGTACGCTGAGTACTCAAACATAGACGTGCCCTTGATCGTAAACTCATACACTTCTCCGTTGTAGTAGACGTAGAGGATCTTGTTCTCAGCAAGCTTGCAGGACTTCTTGCCATCTTCCTTAGTAAACATATAAGGCGCTTGAAGCTCTGCCTTAGTACCTTTTGCAAGTTGCTTGCCGTCCTGCCAGAGAACTATCTCATCAGTGTCTTGGTCATACATTGAGGATGAGATGAACTTGCCTGCGGCTTGGTCGTAGTAGGACAGTTTCTTACGTGTAAAGAAGATCACTCCTTCAAGTGACTTGCCAATCTCGTCGTGTGACCAGATCTTCTTGCCTTTGTCATTAGTATCATCTGTTGGTCTTTCTGTGTAAAATGTGCCAGCTTCTTCTGTAACAACCATGTTCTTGCCTTTACCTTCAGTTTTATCCTGAGAGGTAAAGTTAATTCTAGGAAATGTCTTACGGATAAATGTATTTTCTTTTGGTAGATATGATTCGCCTTGTAGTTCTGTGCTTAATTCTGTGCTCATATATAATGTATATTGTTTATAATCTCACCCATCTAGTTTATCTTATAAGGCTGTTGTGTGCAAGTGGATATCTACTTGTTATCTTTAACAAAACTTGTAGAAAAACCATTCTTAAATACTTGAAATGCTTGTCTATCTAAACAGTCATTCATTATTTTATTTAGTTTTTCGGCATTAAAGAGAGCTATCTCTTTTTGTATGTCAAATGGCAGCTCGCGCACGAACTCGTCATAGAACTTACCGCCCAATTTATGCACAACCCATCTTTTAAGTTTATTCATGATTTTTAATATATTCTTCCATCTCCTTACGTAATTTAATAATCTCCGCACCAAACATTAAGCATTGCTTAGTCGTGCGTTTAGTTGTATATGTATCTATTGTAAAAGGTGTCGCGAACTTGATTGAGAAGTCACCTGATTCCTCTGTATGAAGGTGATGCAATTGTATAGTAACGTCTTCTGGCTTTATGTCTTCCTTCAGTAGTAGTAGGAGGCAGTAAAGCGTTAACTGCCCGTGCTCATCTACTTTCTCTTGTGACCAGCCAGCAGGGGATGAGGTCTTATACTCGTTGATTGTCTTCGTCTCTGGGTCGTATGCGTCCATGTACCCGATGAGCGCTATATCATCCATCATCACTTCTACACCGTACTCCATCACGCCCCTTGGTAGTTGTGGAATGTACGTCGGATCTGTCTCGATACGGCGGCCGACCGCGCTGCCGAACGCCATACGCTTATTGGTTGGTGTAGGGTTGCCTAGGATGTACTTTGAGTACCATTCTTCTTTATCGTAGTCTCGAAATGATTGGTGTTGGCTCCACGAGTAGGGCCTTCGGCGCCATTGTTCTATACGTTCGTCTATTATCATACTTTTATTGTTTTGGTTGGTGGCAGTGGTGGGAACGCTTCGTCTATACCAAGCGTTACTAAACACTTAAAGCATATATCAGGCTGATCTCTGCGCGTTGGTATAAATTTGTTAAGACAGTTCGGTAACTGCTCTGTGCACGTTATTATTTCGTTTTTGAGCATGTATGGGGTTTGTTCTAGCTTGATCGAGGACATTAGTTACATTGTATCGTGTTTTTTTGCTTGTGTTAGTCGGCTATCCACAGGTATTAACTTATAGTACTCCCTGCTCGCTTGTGAGAATGTTCTACATCCTGGACAAGGACAGGGAAGGGTGAATTGGTAAGGTGCTGGTGTCATTTCTAATGTCTTTTCTTGCATGGTGTGTTGGGGTGATTACTTCCAATAAATGTTAATAAGAATAACTATTACAGATAATGCAATACATATGCACGTTTTTATGGTTAGATTTTCTTTAAATAGGAAGTAGCTCATTAGTGAGAAAACTATCACTCCTATCCCTTGACCTATCAATCTACCCTGCCACGTAGTGCCAAAATATCCGTTTATAAGCATTGTAGAGTTGATAAGCAGATAACCTATTGGCAAACCAAGAAACATAATGATAAGTGGATAGTCTTTGAAGAATTGCCACTTACCTTGACCTTGTAACTGAACATAAGAGACTACTTGAGCAAGCACTATAATTAACATTCCATAAATTAGCTTCATACATCTACTTCTTAAGGCCTTCTAATGCTTTGTAAGCTTTTACAATACTCTAACTTATTTTACTGGATACTTACTCTTTTTAAGATGAATAAAAACCACATTACCATTACACACCATATTTACTTCTTCTGTGGTTGTAAATATAGCTTTTGGTAGCTTATAACTTTCTTTATTACATTCTAATGAAACCTTCCAACCACCTAATACTTCCTTGGCAACCCAACACCACTTATATTTTGTTTGATTTTTGTTATTTATTTTCATAGTTATTTTATTTAGTTAGTATTTTTAGCACTTAATTCACATTTACCATTGCCGACATCCCACTTAATAGGAACAAAATAATATCTTTTATACCCGATAAAAATACTTATATATATCCACCTTTGTCCGTTACTATTACTTAGGCACCCACCAATACCTGTGTTTACTCTGAACATTGGCTTTACCATTTTATTTTTATAGTTAATTTCCATTGCTTTATAGGCACATGGTTGAGAACAATACTTTATTCCTTTAAATTCTTTGTTACAAATTAAACAGTTTTTCATATCTACTTCTTAAGGGCTTCTAAGGAGGCACGGGCTTCACTGATAGCGTAGTTCCAAGACCTTACATTCCCGTTTTGTACTATGTCTTCTTCGTCTGGCAACGCTTTCAACGCATCAGTGATTGCTTGATTGTAGTAGTAGTCAGGGTTGTAAGTAGAGTGCAGTGCTTTGATAAGTTCATCTTGTTTTCCTCTACCTCGTTCTTCTGCCTTACGAATCTCGATTTTGATGAATTCTTTGTAGTTACCAATAAGCCAAGGTTGTCCGTTTTCTGGGTCAATAGAAACACAATCCTTCTCAAACCTACTCTCCCACTCTTCTGGTTCGTTAGATATTACGTCACCCTTGTGTACCTTACACTCACTGGTGTCTAATATTTCTTTTGAGAACGATTCACACTTACACTCTTCTGGTTGTGGGGAAGGTTCTAAACACAAACAACATCTGTGAGTACCTTTTATGCCACATGGACTTTCTTTTTGGTTAAAGCAGTGTGTGTGGTCGTATTTGTTGTAGTCTTTCATCTCTAGTTGTTGGGAAGGTATGGATATAACAGACTCAGGGATTATATCACTTTGCCCTTTGTTATTTGTTGAGTTCATTTTCTATGTTTTTTAAAGTTTGTAAGTATTTCTTTAGGCTTTTAAAATACTCTTTCCTTGCTTTGGTAAGTTGCCACATGCGGGTATTGAAGATAACGAGTACGACTATTAAGTTACCGACAGATAGCACTGCAAAAAATAAAAGTATGTAATCCATTTCTTTATAAGTTAGTAATTATTAGTAAGTGGTGGGGCTAAAATCCTAGTAAGTTGCGAACACTAGCATTTGACGTTATTTTTTCGATGGCATACTCCGCTAAATCTTCGCTTGTGCTATCTTGGATACTAATTTCTTTATCTTGTCTTATTTCGTCTAAAAACCTGTCTGACTTAACGTAGTCAATATATTCAAGTGATTTTTCTACAAAGTTACGAGAAATATAGTCTTTAACTATTTTGTTTGATTTTTCTAATTTTTCTTTCATACCATCTTTTTGATTAGTTCTAGTAATTATGCAAACCCTTCTCCAGTTTTAATAAGTACCCAGTTATTCTTACTCTCTCTTTTCCACACAGCACTTCTTAATGGTAAATCTAAACGTATCTCCCATTCTGCTTTTTCATCTATCTTTACCATATTCTCCACTTTTCTAACTGTCGGATTTTTATCCCATTCTAAATCATTATCTGCTGACCAAAAGTAAACTCCGTCTTTATACACTGCATACCCACCAAAACCTTGATATAGTTTTGTGTTGAGTGGTAATTTTTGTTCTGCTGTTGGACAATTAAGGCATCCCATAGTTTTTTATTTACTTTAATAATTTTCTACACTCGGCTATCTGCTCTTCTAAGTAGGTGATGTCAGCTTCTACAACTGAAAACTTTGCCTTTGATATTTCTCTTTGTTCTCTTCTTTCATCATTCACTTGTATCTTTTTTCGATTTGCATCCTCTGAATCAGTATCTAAGAACTTTGCATACTCTTTTATTTTAGAATACTCAACGTAAAGTTTTTCTAACACTATCTTCTTCCTTTCTAACTCTGCCTCAAGCAGTGAAATTTGAGAGGAGATGAGGTGCTCTTTGATATATTCATCTGCACTTCCACAACCATCTGCTACTGAGCTACCATCAAATGTTTTGTGTAGACACTCTTTACACCTTTCATCTGCTGATAAATTGAATGAACAAAATCTTTTGTCAAACGATGACACACTCTCCTGTACGATTTTTGATAGTGACATGGTTATTTAAGTGACTTAATGTATTTAATAGCACCTGTGTACTCTTTAAGATACTGTGGGTTATCTTTGTGGTTTTCTTTTACTTTCTTTTCAAATTCTTTTAGTGTTCCTGTAAAGCAACCACACATAACAATATCGTCTTCAAAACAGTACGTTGTCATGCGCTTAGCAGACCCAATACACCCTATCTGGATATATCTTTTGTCTGTCTTAGCGTAGCTTAGGTCAGCGGAGCTTAGGTTAGCGGAGCGTAGGTCAGCGGAGCGTAGGTCAGCGTAGCTTAGGTTAGCGTAGCGTAGGTTAGCGTAGCGTAGGTTAGCGGAGCGTAGGTTAGCGTAGCGTAGGTTAGCGTAGCGTAGGTTAGCGGAGCGTAGGTCAGCGGAGCTTAGGTTAGCGGAGCTTAGGTTAGCGGAGCGTAGGTCAGCGGAGCTTCTTACCGCCTCACTGACTGTCTTTGCTATGGTGTTGTCTTCACACTCGTACTCGAAAAGTAGGTTTCCAAAGATTGAGTGTATTTGTAGTTTTGTTTTCATACGTTATAAGTTAGCTAGAAACACTCCCAGAATAATCCCAAGCATCGTACCAAAAAGACATGCTATAAATCTTTTAGCTATACCGTCATCCACCTTCTGTTCGTACTTACTCCAAGATTTGACTTGGGAGGCGTTGTCTAACTCGTCTCCAAAATTAGAGAATCCTTCTAAGTTAGTACTCCCCATGACCTCTTCCTTATACTTCTTAGCGAAGGGGTTGTTCTGGAACTTGCTGATGTTGGCTATCTCTTTTTCTGTTTTCTTTGTTACTTTTTTAGTTGGCATACGATGTTAATTAGTTTGAATAATGCTGCCATGATAATAATTGGTAATAGGGCTATAGCAGTCATAAAGAGTATGATTACTAAGATGATCATACACGTAGACTTCTTGCTAGCTCTAAGAACCACTCAATGTCTGGTTTTTTAGTAACCTCTGATAATGCGTCGCATCTTCTGCAATAGCGACCGTATAGCTTGTAATGCGCCTTTGAGGATGGAAGGGTCGAACGACATGAGCGACAATTGTTACTTTTGTTCATTGATTAATTTTTTAATAGTAAGCTCAGCGCACTTAAGAACTTCTTCATTTGATCTGCCAGCTTGTTTTTGAACAAACTTGTCACCACCATAAGAGAATGACCACTCGTCATTGTCTTTAGTTATGTCGACACCTAGTATAGTTGCTTTAACGTTGGACATAACTACATTTTGTACACATTAAATACACCTCGTCGCCGACCAACTTCTTGGCAATTTCCGCACCGCACTTTAAACAGTCATCGAAACGTTCTGGGACGTCTTCGATACTTGGATCAACGCCTGCACCATTAATGTCTTTATTCATATAATTAATTTAGGAACTCCTTAATTGTACTCTTGTATGCAGGTATCGTCAATGTGGCTATCCACAGTTACTTGTTTATTAAAAACTTAACAGCTTGTGTAAAAGAACACCCACGTAACTTCATAACCACGTCTATGACGTCTCCATGGGCATTACAGGAGAAGCAGTGATACCCGTCAGGGTAGATGTGCATACTTGCGTTCTTGTCAGTGTGGAATAGACAGTTTACTTTCTTACTACTTTGTACCTTTAGGAATGTACTGATCGGTACTAGCTTTGCTCTGGCGATGTCTGATGGTGTTATGAAATGTGTCTCTTCACCTTCTTTGCGTGGTTTGAGCATTCGGATACGGGTATTCAGCTTGATGAGCTGGTCCTCATGGAGTTGCTCAAGTGCGTCTAAGAAACCCAAAGAAATAGGGTTAGCAGTGGCTCGGTACGCCATCATGCGTTTCTTATGCGCTGATAAGTCACGGTAGAGCGAGCGGTATTCTTTTAGTTTAAATTCTTCGAGGGTCATTTATTTAGTGCGAGCCATAAGTTGGCTACTGCTTCTTCTGGAGTACGACCAATAAAAGAATAGGGAGTTCCATCATCGTCAGAGAAATCCCACTTATGAACAGATGATCCTTCACCGATATTTAGTTGAATTTCGTCTCCTTTTTTAGTAAGACACGCTTCGATAAGTTCTGAGAGGGTCGGCTTTCTATAAAAGAAACCACCCTCAATAGTCCCATCTCCTCTTTCTTCGTCTGAGTAGATTTCAGATGGGTAACTACACTCCTGTGGGAAACCTGCCTCTGATAGTTGTTTTGCTAGTTCGTAGTTCATATTTATTCCGTTGATTTAATAATAATTTCTGCACGCTTCTGTTGTACTTCTGCCACCTCATCTAACCACTTCTGGTTCTCTTCTTTATCTTTCAGTTCGTCATCACTAAGCTTAATTGCCACACCTCTCCAGCCACGCTTTTGTTGCATCTTACCGTCATGCATACCGTACACCTGTGCCTTTACAATATATGATCCATAGAACGGTAACTTCTGACCAATAGCTGTGATGGTGTCTGGTTGTAGTCCATTGTTAACACAGAATGTTTCATACGCCTCGTACATCTGTTCATTAGTTAACTCTGAAGCATGGTCTTTGACAAGCATATCTTTTACGAACCTAGCAATAGACGATCCATTCCTCATCATCTCAAGCTTAGTGTCTATGGCAGTTGACGCATACGTGAACTTACCATTAGCGAGAAGTCTTTCAAGGCCCCTCATCGCTAGATTAAATAGTCCACTGCGCTCCTCTTCTGTTGTCAGTGTAGAAATAAAGTTAGGGATTTTCTTCTCAATAACTTTCTCAAAACGTATCACCATCCACCGGTTAAAGTACGCTTCGTCGTCGAAGTCCTGCACGTCAGGTATCTTGTTACACGCAAACGTGAACTTAGAGAAGTTCAAGAACGCAAACTGGTTCCCAAACTTATACTCACCGGTTATAGAACCACCACCAGTTGCTATCTTAAAGTTCCCTGTGTCAGTAATGTCCTTTGCTGATAGTTCATCTACAATGTTGCCATGCTTCTCATAGAGGTGCGCCGCTGCAAACTTATCTGCCGTCATTTTGTGCAGTGACACGGACGACAAATTCTCAACCCCAAGCAAGTGTGTAATAACCTCAAGTAATGTTGTCTTTCCGGTGTCGCCTTCACCAACAAAGATGATTGCTTTCTTAAACTGATAATTCCTCCAGAAATAATACCCTATCCACTCTTCGACGGTTGCGCGTTGTTCTTCGGTAAGCACTTGGGAAAGAAAAGCGTCAGTCTTCGGGCACTCTGCGTTAACATCGAAGATAACAGGCAACTTATACTTAAAGCGATATTTTGAATCGTGTGGTAGTAGTTCCTTAGTTACTAGATCATACACACCATTAGCAAGAGGTATAAAGTTTGTCGGCGCAAGCTGAAAGATGTTGTCAGGCTTGCTTGTTGCGTCTTGTATTTTGTGGAAGGTCTCAGTTTTTGCGTTCTTGTTGATAAGGTCGCCAAGGATGCGCTGTATCTCAGGAAATATGACTAAGTTTTCTGCGAGACTGTAAATACCATCTTGGTAGACGTATGTCTCGCGGTACTTAGAACCGACAGTGATCATGTCGTAGCGAGACACTAAGTACATCGCAAGGTCGTATGTGCCACGCACCTTATTCTTAACGAATACTTCCCTTATCGCTTGTTCTTTTTCTTCGTTTGTCATAATTAGTAATTATTAATGCACAATAAAACCCACAGTGGTATGACAGGTATACAGTTACCTGGTACAAGGATCGCTCCGTGTACGCACTGTGGGTTTTGCTGAGCACTAGTAATATTAAAAATACTGTATTTTGTCATGTACTCGAGTGTAATACTTGGGATTATTTTACGCAAGTACTAGGGTGTGGATAGCGATGTTGCAGGGATGTTTTTGTGCATGTATAATGACGTGTAGAGGTATATCGCAAAGCCCGCAGCAATTTGAAGGGAAGGCAAAACGAAAGTTCGCCGCGTTACTTCTTTTATTAGGGGTAGTGATTGTATGACCCATTCAAGTTGCGGGGTTTACGGTATATCTCAGAGGTACATTGAATGTAGTAGTAGTTTATACAAGTTAAAACAACCTCACTGAGAAGCAAGTGACTAAACATGAGTAGCTCTGTGTACCTGAGAAGTCATAGACCGTAATGTCTCATCAAATCTTGCCTACTACGTTCAGTGTATCTCAGAGGTTGGTTTGTGGGGGAGTGGATATATACACGGACGAAGTGGAAGTCGTAACCAGCCCGTCCTTTTCCCCACAAGCCAATCTCAGTCGTGTGTCTACCACTACAGTGAGGTCTTTGTGTAACATATTTAGATTTTACTCACTGTGGTCGCAGGCACATGACAGTTAGTGAATAGAATGTAGGGGTGGCACGTAGGAAAGTTACTAAGACCTCGGTTAAGTAGGTGCCACTATCGGGCGGTAACATGTAAGGTGACAACGGCAGGTAAGAGCAATGACGTACGATAGCTTGCTTCTATGCACAAATCCTTACCCCCTACATTGTGTTCAGTAACATTTTAAAAACACCCTTATTTCTAATAAGGGTGTTTTTAGGACTGATTCGTAATTACAATTTGAATTTCAAATTGTAATTTCCAAAATCCCAAACTGATTTTCAAAATTCCAATTTTGTACAATTTTTTTAAAATTTTGACCCCCAGTTTTTCGCGCGAGGCTACCTGTAATTTCGTAGGGTCTGCTCTTCGGTTATGGTGATGCCTTCTGGTGTGGTGTTGGTTGCTTTTATATGTGCCTTAAGCGCGGTAACATCCAGGGTTAACAGGTTGGCCTTAAGAAGTGCTAGGGCTTGCGGCGGTGTGATGTCTTTGTGTGTGGTGTACTTCTTAGTAGTAGTGAAGGTTACGGAACCATTGGCGGTCTCTACCTTTGAGGGCGCTACTTGGTCTATTTTTGACAGTTGCGCTATTTTTGTTGTGAGGTTGGTCCTTTTATCGTCTAGTATGCGCTCTTGTTGTTGTTGAACTATTTTAGCCTGCTCGGTGGCGTATGCGGTTATGGATTGGCGGATAGTGGCTATTGCTTCGGTGAGTTCGGTCTCTAGTGGGCGATAATCGTCTCTTATCTTCTTCAAGGCTTCGTTTATAGGGCGTGTCTTTGCCTCTTTATGCGCTGTTAGTTGGTCTAGTGAGGTATTGAGCGAGGAGAGGAGAGATGTGGCTTGTGCTAGGCTTGCTTGGTCCTTCACGGTGATCGTGGACGTGTTGGGGATTGTTATTGATAGTTCTTGGTGCATGGTTGGTTGTTGTTAGTAGTTTTCTGTGCATGGCCTATAGAACACAAAAGCCCCCACATTGTTAGTGCGAGGGCTTTTGAGGGCGGTGGCGGTATTCTATTTTTATAGTGTTTCTCCTTCTTCGGTGTAGTACCTTGTTACTACTACAGCTATCTTATTTTTTATGAGTGAGTTAGTACATGCTTTTTTATAACTTGAGAGACTGTTATAGGGTAGCTTTTTCATTGCTTTTAATGGTCTTATATACCAATTCTCAGAAAAGTCGCCAATTTTTGCATCTTGTATACCGTTGAAGTCACGTGTTTGTATATGTGCTGTCTTTTGTACTCCTTCAACACTCATATAATCACAGCTTATAAAAAGCGGTAGGTTGTTTATGTTAGTTTTCATCGTCTTGTGGGTTAAGTGCTTGTAATTCTTTGAGTAGTCCGTGAGCGTGTCTTTTGATGTTGCGCTCTTTGTGGTTGGTTAGCTCTTTAAGGATTGTTAGGAAGTGGTGCATGTTTTTAGTATAAATTAATAATCCCGCTTCTATTCTGTAACTTTCCATCGTTCCATCTTTTAAAACCTCTTTTGCTAAAACATCTAGCGACATAATAAACTCCGCTTGTTGTTTTTTTTAGCTTGTAACTATAGTTTAATAGTGTTATTTTCATAGTTATTTATTAGGTAATTATTATGCAAGCTTAGTAAGAGAGATAAAGCGGACACTAGCGTGTCTTTGGGTTGCTTCTAAGCGTGCGTTATGGAGGGCTTCAAAGGAATGGCGAGCTTGTAAGGCGCCGGCTATTATTTGGTTGTTACGTTTTGCTGAGTAGATGCAGGTCATGTGATTAATGATTATTGTTTAGTAGTAGATTACTTAGCAACTACTAGAAGGCCGATAATGAGGGTAACGAGAACGATGATGGTTGAGATGTCGGCGATGATGTGGAATGCTTTGCTTATTGTTGGTGATGACATGTTTGATAGGTGATTAATTGATTGATTAATGAGGTATCAAACAGTGGCTAGTTGTTTGATATGTATATATTAGCGTATATATGTTTTGTATGCAAGTAGATAGGTGTGGATAAGTTTTTACATACACTTAATACAGTTTTAAGACGATTTTAAAAACGCAATCCACTTAATACGGCTTGAACAAAAAAGTCTTATATACTTATATAATAAAATACTATAATACTACTATATTATTTTAAAAGTGTCTTAAGTGTATTATATAGTGAATTTAACCTATCTTTTCTACTTGTAAAGAGCAAAAGTGACAAAAAAGAAAAGCGTGTCATCGTTGTTTGACAGGCACGTCTTCGGGTGTCATAATGTTGTTTTAAGGGGTGTTTATTGGTGTTTTTAATCGTCGGACAAGATTTATTGTGCGACGTTGAACACAAAAGCCTTGTGTTATAAGGGTTTTCTAGCACTCATTGGCACGTTCTAAGACATTTTAAGAAACACTCTTGACGTGTTGGCAAGCATGTTGTGGAACTGACTAGGGTTTCACGTGAAACGTACAAAAAGAGGGGGGTGTACCCCTCTCCGGAAAATCCTGAACGTGAAGAAAAAATGTACCCCGCTGTTTAAAATTGGACGACATTTTGAACTTGCATACAAAAAGCACGTCCCCAATCACCCCTTAGTCCCTTTTAGTACACTTTTAACAACTCTTACAACATTTTTAATAAAAGTTATCCACTTGCTTACAACCACTCCTGGTGCTATCCTTAAGGCATGGCAGACCAACAGCAATACCACGTCCAAGAAGTTACTAGAGACGTTTATGATTCGGAGTACAAGTCTCCCCTTGGTGCAGAAGACATACTTGCTTACGTAACAGACAGACCGGTAGAATATGTCCCTTATCGTGGAGCTTTAATTTATATAGTTGGTGCTGAATACCCTAAAAAAGGATACCCTACACCTGAAGCTATAGCAGCCCTAAACATAGTAAAGACAACCTTAAGGGAGGCTACAAAGTTTCCTGTTTCTTTGTTTGTGGCGGACGGAAACAAGTTAGCAACGTCCTTTAACTTGATTTTCAACAAGGCTTTTAGTGCCTATAAGTTTAAGAAACAGTTCTTATGCCCGGCGGCGTACAACGTATACTTGTTCTTAAACACGTTCTTACTCTTTTTTGGTATAAACAAGGACGTGGCAGAAGAGTTTGCTTTTAACTTTGCGCACTTTGTTGAGTACGACGACGCTTACCGTTATAGGATGCAGGACTTAATGTCTGAGTCCACTTACGAAAGGATGATGGCAAACCCAAGAAAGGAGATAAAAAGACTTATGGAGATATTCTTTGAGCGCACTCAGTTTAAGGTGGGGGACACAACGCCTGTGAAGGTGAGCAGGTTAGTGTATCCTCTCCTGATGGTTTTATTGGTGCCAAAGTACAAGAAAGCTTTTAAGGTTTCTTTAACTAAAGAAATCTTTAAAGGACTACAATACGACGATGCTGATAGGTATTGGGCGTGCCTTAAGGACGAGGTGTATCTTTTTACTGGTAAGACTTATGAGGAAAGAAATAAAGGGCGACTTATTCCAAGACCCGTTAAGGTAGATTATAATAGTTAATATGACAAACGAAGAACGATTTATACAATACTCAAAGTTAGTGATTGCAGTAGTAACAATAACAGTTTTCTTTATTCACTTTTGGTAATATCTATGGAACAAAAAAAGATGACGAAGTCAGAAGCCAGGAAAGCCTACTGGGCTTCCATCCCAAAGGAAGAGAGATCGAGGCGCGCGTCGCGCACGGCAAAGGCAAAACACGCCAAAATGACGCCTGCGGAACGTACAGCACACGCTAAAAAGATGATAGGCGCGCGTAACGGGAAGGAATATAAATAACTATAATTACCTTAATGGCGATATTGCATCTTGAAATTAAGTACATTAAGAAACAAAGGAAGCATTACCCCAAAGAGTACTATTCTAAGTGCCCGAACCCTCAGTATACGCAGTATTGTAACGGTCTATTTGTACACACAAGGCGGTATCAGAAAGAGTGTGTAGAGTGTATGAAACTACATAAGACAATCGACAAACACCCCCTGCTTGCCAAGCTAAAACCTAAGAAAGTGATATACCACGAATATGATATACTGCAAGTATGAGAGCAACTCTCAGTAAATTTATTATGGCAGTTAAAAAAACTGTGGCTAAGAAAAAGGTGGCCGCCACACAAGTAGAAGTACCACCAGTAAAATTTGTAAAAGGACCTCATCACATCGTAAAAGACAACGAGGTAATTCTTGATCCTAACTACGTGAACCCTGGGGTGTTCTCATCTAGAGCATAAGGTATGGCAAAAAAGGAACAAAGGTCTAACAAAGAGAAGAAGAAATTACCAACTAAAAAAAAGAAATAACATATGTCAGGAGTAGCGCGTCTAGCAATGGCTGAAGGGAAGGGCCTAAAGCCTCTTACTAACCAACTTCTTAGGGAAGAAGGTGTAAAAGGAGCAGAAGTTGAAAAGAAGGGTGAGAGATACTAATATAAACGTCTTATGTCTGGGGTAAAAGGTTTAGAACAGTCCCTTAAGTGGGACAAAAAGAAGGCTGAAAGGGCGATGGAGGAGCTTATCTACCAAGAAACAGCCAGTATTGTCGGTGCGATGATAGACCACGCCAAGGAGGGGTCTTTTCAGCACGCTTCATACCTTCTAGATCGTGGTTTTGGTAAGGCAAAGCAACAGGTAGACATAGAATCAGGCGGTCAGCCGATAATCTTTATGCCGGCGGCACTTATCTCAAAGTTTGCGCTAGACAAGCCGATAGATGCTGAGAAAATAGAAGAGCCTAACGTGTACGACGCTAACTAATGGCAGAACACTTTAAATTTCACCCAGCGCAGGAGCAAATAGTGAACGATCCACACCGCTTTAGAGTTGCTCGGTGTGGTCGTCGTTTTGGTAAGTCGTGGCTTGCGGCGTATGAGATGTTTGCGCGTGCAGTGGCAATAGACAAGGCACGTATCGTCTACTATGCGCCGACGCGCGACGACGCGCGCGACATTATGTGGTCAATTCTTAAGGATGTGTGTGGTCCTCTGATTATCGGAGACCCGAACGAATCACGTCTTGAAATGCGCATAAAGAACCGCCACGGCACGCAGTCGCTCATCGTGCTGTATGGTTGGGAGGCGCTTCAGGAGCGTGGTAAGGGGGTGGGAGTAAAGAACCACTTTGCTGTACTGGATGAAGTAAGTAAGTACAACAACTTTCAGTTTGGTTGGGAAGAAATTCTCCGTCCGACACTTATCGACGTTAAAGGTGAAGCACTTTTTATATCGACCACTAATGGTTTTAATCACTTTTATGACCTCTGTAATAAAGAACTTTCGGATTCTGATTATAAGACTTTCCATTTTACGTCTTATGACAATCCTCATTTGGATCCGGATGAGATCGAAAAAATAAAGTCAGAAATGACTGAGGACCGCGCGGCACAAGAAATTTATGCGGAATTTAAGAAAAAAGAAGGATTAGTTTATAAAGAATTTAACCGCGAGATGCACTTAACTGATGAAGAACCTTACGACGTTATGTATACATTTGCTGGTGTGGACTTTGGGTTTACTCACCCGACTGCTGTGCCGACTATTAGGAAAGATTATAATGGTATTTATTGGGTTACTGACGAGTGGTTTTATCCTGGTAAGACCGAAGATGAAGTGGTTGAGTACGTTGCTGCACAGAAGTACGCGAAGGTTTATCCGGACCCTGAGAATGCGTCCGCAATCGAGGCGTTAAAAAAACGCGGGGTAAACGTTAGGTCTGTCATAAAAGGCAAAGGGTCTGTACTGTCTGGTATCCAGGCCGTTAGAGAACTGTTAAAGCAGAACAGAATAAGGATTAATAAGAAATGTATTCACGTCATTGAAGCTTTTGAGAAGTATTCGTACAGAGAAACAAAAGGCAACGAGACACCTAACGAAATCCCAGACCACGCTTTTAGTGATATGTTAGACGCTCTTAGGTACGCTCTAATGTCTGACGATGGTGCTGGCTCAGGTAGCCCGACAACCCCTAAACCTTTTTACCCAAGCTCATCTGTCCGTGGTGGCAAAATTACTAATTTTAATAAATTTTGATACACTTAAGTTATGTCAATTATCTCCGACCGTGTAGATCCAAAAACTAACAGGTATATAAAAGATTCTGCACAGGTCCGCAAGGCAGACCCTAAGAAAGACCCGGTGTCCACATATCAGCCTTCTGAAGAAGAAAAGAAGGTTATAACTTCATTCTTAAACGACTTTAAAAATAGTTGGCAGACCATGCACTTGCCTCGCCCTGAGTTCAACGACTTATCTCTCTACCAGCGGCACATCGTGGACATGTTGGCGTTTAACACATATCAAGAAAACGACGGTAACCCAATGATGGAAGACCGCCTTGGTGGATGGAAAAGTAACGCTATTAGACCGATTATCCGTAACAAGGCTATTTCTATTGCTGCGCACGAGACAGCTAGACTGATAGTCCCTAAAGTGTTTGCTTATAACAACGACAATGACGAGCAAGAAGATGTTGCTAAAGTTATGTCATACCTAGTGGATTGGGCGCGCGAGCAGGCTAACTATAGTCACATGGCTCTTTTTAGAGTGCTGGCATCCCTGTACTCTCCTATAAGTTGGGGTTATTCAGAGTATACAGAGGTGTATCGTAGGGTCTGGGATGGGGACAAGTTAGTTGAGGTTCTTGACGAAGATGAGAGTGGCTTTCAACACCTTCCTGTATCAACTGATCAGGTTTACTTTCCAAACTTTTATGAAAGAGACGAACAGAAACAAGACTTTATTTTAATGCGCCGCATACTTTCTTACGACAAGTTTTGTGAGAAGTATCCTCAATCAAAGTACCCTAACGCTAAGTACGTAAAGCCTGGCATTGTTGTGATAATGGACGACGCGAACCGCGGTTTTTACCAAGTGTACGATCCTCACATGAGGCAATTTGAGGTAGAAGAAGTAATTAGATGGAGAAAGAACTCACAAAATGAAATGGAGATTGACTCTAGATGTGTGATGGTTAACGGTATCTTGCTTGAGTGTGTGCCAAACCCAAGAGCTGATCACCAGTATCCTTTTGACAAGTTCTACTATCTCCCTATCAACGAAAGATGTATTGCTGGAAAATCTCTTGTGTTTGCAATGCAGTCTGACACCACAATTGTTAACACTCTTTATCAGCTCTACATTGATGGTGAATACCTTAAGAGATTCCCACCAGTCGTTACAACCGGAAGCGACAAAGTTGGTGTGGATGTATATGTTCCAGGACTTAACCTTGCTTTCGCGGACCAAGATGTTAAAATCCAGCCAATCAATACTGTTGGTGATTCTGTTTCAATTATTAACGCTCTTGAAAAAGTTGAGTCATCTGTCTCTGAGACTTCTCAAGATTCTATCCAGCAAGGCCAGCAGCCTGGTGGAACGCCGTCTACTGCATACGAGATTTCACGCATAGAACAGAACGCCGCAACAGTACTTGGTCTTTCTATGAAGTTTATTGCGCAGCACGCTATTAACTACGGTAAGCTGCTTATGTCAGACGTTCTACAGTACATGACTATTGCTGACGCGGCTAAGATAACTGACAACGGCGGCTTGGTGTATAAGACTTTTTATGCAAAAGAGCCGGGGGCGGCTGGAAAGCAGAACAAAATATCTTTTGATATAAATATGCCAGACACCATGAGTGAGGAGGAGAAGATGGAAATGTCATTTGCTCTTCTTGAGGCACAAGGAGGCATTGAATCTAACACTACCCTTTGGAAAGTTAACCCAGTTCTTTTCCGTCAGCACAAATACATATTTGCTATTGATAGTGATGTTCTTAATCCTCGCTCTCAAGACCTTATGCGAGCATACGACCTTGAGACGTATGACCGCGCGATTGCGAACCCAGTAGCTGACCAGGAGAAAGTGTATGTTGACCTTCTTATGGCTACTAACCCGAAGACGGCGCGCAACCCTAAGTCGTATGTCAAAAAAGCAGAGCCAGTTCCTGTCGGCCCAGAAATGGTATCAGGTTCTAACCCAGAAAAAGGTCAAGCGTCAATGCCAAAGCCGGTGCAAGGTATTAAGGGCTTACCCCAAAATATTTAATTTGATACACTTAAAGTATCCCATAGATTAAACTGGGGCTTAATCAAATTCTTTATATGTATAAAAACGTTCCTCCACAGCTGTGGATGCAGCTTGACTCTAAGGTCAGGTCTGAACTGGTTCTTGAGTTTGGCATTAAAAGAACAGGTATTACAGAAATTCGTGATCAGACTATTATATCTGACGGATATTCTATAGAAGACTTGAAAGCTATTACTCTTGAAAAAATGAATGAGTATATCGGCAGCACAGAAGAATCTTTTCCTCGCGCGTGGGAAATTACCTGCTCTAAAGCTAAGTCGGTTGTTTACCCTCCAATAACAATGGAAATTGCTCCTACGGTTATCCCAATGGCTGATGAGCCTAAAGAAGAAATTATTGAAGATAACACAACAAAAAATGTCAGCACCAAAAAGAGTAAATAAGACAAAAGACGAAATAGCTAAAGAAATGGCTCACAAGGCAAAGGTAGAACACCAAAAAGCCTTAGCTCGCAGGATGTTTCCTTTACTAGAGGTGGAAACAATTTATGACGGGCAGACTGCCCTCAACGCTCTTTCTGGTTATATTAAGTTTGAAATAGCTGTGCGCGAGTCTAAACTTAAAATTAATGACTTGCTTTTAGATCTTAAAAAAGAGCCAGATACTCAAATAACTAAGGTTATGGAAGCGTTAAAAACAGAGTTTCAAGACGAACCAGCTAAAGAGTTGTCTGAATTAATGGAACGTATGGCTAAAACACTAGAAGCTTTTATCGCTAGAAAGTATATTAATAATGCGATGAGTGAAATTAAGTTAGAAGATATCGTCGCTTAATATGAACACTAACATACTTAAAAAGTGTGTAGACGAACTCAAAAAAGACACTTTTTCAAAAGAGTACGTTTTGGGTATGCTTGAGACTATTATTGAAATGAGTTCTGAAACAAAATCATTTACAACACATGAAACAAAAACTCCTATTGTTCGTACAGAAACTGTTTCTGACGAAGAAGTCGTCCCAGACTTCCTCAAGCCAGGACCAGTTGGAAACATCAACGCTTGATATAAAAGCGATTGAAAGCAAAGTTTTTACCAAAAAAGGAGAGACTATTTTTGTTGGTGGTGTCCCTGTTACAGAACAGATGCGTTCTGTTTTAAGAGATCAAGCCAGGGTGTTCCAGACCAGTAACTTATTCGAGCTGCTTGACGCAACAATTATTAACGAATCAGCAGATTTGGCTCTAAAACAGTCTGCTAATTTTGACCATGTCCAATATGCTAAGGCGCTTCATCATTGGAATCACGTTTTAAAAAACCTTATTCATGCGTTAGCAAAATAAATTTGATACACTAAAGGTAATAAGCATTCTGGGGGATGTTTATCGTAGAGAGCTTTATCTCTTCTATTATTAATCTATTATCCCCAGATACCAGAGTTATAATAGGAGGGATAAAGCCCTCTATGGAGCCTGGGCGTTCGATGCCCTCCGAAAGGTAAACGAATTAAAAGTTAATAAGGGGATCGCACCCGCACGAGAGTGAAAGCGATTTAAAATAAATATGACACCAGAAGAAATTGAAGCTAAAAGGTTAGCTGACGAGGCGGCATTAGAAGCAGAAATAGCAGCTAATGACCCTCTAAAGAAACTACAAGAAGAGAATGCCAGACTTGCACAAGAGCGCGATAACTATAAAGAAGTCGCCCTCAAAAGACTTGGCAAACTCCCCGGAGACGCTGCATTCCTTAATAAAGGCGAAGAAACAGAACTTTCTGTAGCAGAACAGGTTAGACTCCAACTTCTCGATAGAGAAATAGAGAAAAACAAGGAAGCTGAGAGAGTAGAAATTGAACGCATTAAAAGAGAAAACGCAGAACTTCGTTTAGCGGCAAAAAATCGACCAGGTTCATCTATGGGTGGTAACGGAGCAGGTTCGTCGGTAGAAACAAAAGATAATGTATTCTCAGCAGCTCAGCTAGAAGCTCTTAAAGCTAAAGCAGCAAGACTCAAAGCTGATCCAGAGAAATTTATCCAAAATGCTAAAGATAACCTTGCCCGTCGTAGTTAATTTATCAAACTAATATAATAAAATTATATGGCAGCAGGAGATATTCAGCCAAATCAGGATTCAGGGACAGCTAGCGCAGCTAGTGCCCTTAATTTCTACGTAAAGGCAGGCTCTAAAGGAGCAGACGGTACGGTCTCACGTATCAAGGCAGGTGAACCAGTTACGAAAGCAGCTGGTGCAACTGGAGTGTTGGCCGCGGTAACTAACGCACCAACCACAACCCTCCGCATCGTAGGTGTTGCAGCAAGTACATCTACAGAAACAGCTTCAGCTGATGGAACCGTTTCAGTTATACCAGCACAGCCTGGTCAAATCTGGATGGTTGCTCCAGACGTAGCAGCTACTTGGGACACACAATCAGAGTACAACGCTCTAGTTGGTTCTCGTGTTCTTCTTAAGAACACATCAGGTACTTATACAATCCTAGCAGCAGATGGTGCAGGAAATGGATGTATCGTTGAGTATATTGACGTAGCTAAGTACCCAGGTATGGTAGCTTTCTCATTCTCACCTACTTGTTACTACAACATTCTAGGCTAGTGAAGTTCTATCTGGTTACTGGGGGTTACAAAGTTCATTAATAAATTAAATATATGTTTACCGAAGCTCAGAATTTTAGCCTCGTTCAGACCGAACTCGACGAAGTGTTCCGTCAGAACTATGAGGCTACAGTGCCACCATCATATGCAACAGCAATGACAGGTGAAATCTTCAAGGTTACTGACACTACCCACGCGGCGTACATTGGTACTATCCACAAAGGTCCAGGTCTCTTTAGTAAAATTGGTGAAGTACAAGCGGTTCCTACTTATACAGCAAAAGTTGCTAACAAGTGGACTGTTACTATCGCAGACTTCGCTGAAGGGATTGAAGTATCAAAGAACCTCTTTGATGATGATATCCACGGTGAATGGCAGGCACAGGTTGCAGAACTTGCAATCATGGCGCGCCGAACACAGGACGCTAACGCGTTCAAGATCTTCCGAGGTGCGTTCGACACAACCCTCACAGCTGACGGTTCAGCTTTCATTGGTTCTCACACTCTTATCGGTGGAGGAACAACTAACAACGAAATCGTAACCGCAGACGTTTCTGGAGCAGCCACATCAGCACTTTCTACGTCATCATTCAACGTCGCTATGCGCCGTCTTGCTGAAATGAAGTCACAGTCTGGTGTCCCTCTACAGTGTGTTGGAGACATCCTCCTTGTTCCACCAGCAATTTACCAAGTAGCTCGTCAGATCGCTGCTTCAGCACTTGTTCCTGAAAACGGAAACAACGCTGTTAACGTTTTCTCAATGGACTACGCAGTAAAGGTGTACCAGTCAGTATGGCTTGGTACAGTTGGAGCTGATGGAGTTAACGCTGGTTCAAACACAGCATGGTTCCTTATGGACTCACGCCGCCACGCAGTTCGTCGTTTCGTCCGTCAGGGCGTTCAGACAGCTCTCCGTGATTGGACAATGTCTAATAACCGTACATACTACTACCAAGCTAACTTCCGTGAAGAGGTATTCGTACCTGACTACATTGGAGTTGTTGGTGCTAAAGGTACTTCTGCATAATAATTACCAAACCCCTCGTGGGTTTGGAAGGGGGTTTGAGCTAGTCTCCTCCCTTCCCAGCCCATGAGTAATACATAAATATTATGTCAATAGATACAACAGAATTTACATCAGTTGATGTTGTTCCAGGAACTGCAACTTCTACAGCTGGAGCAGCTACAGTTAACGCCCAGACTGGTGTCATCACCACTGAAGCTTTGACCACAGCAGCAGCAGCAACGTATCTTATGACCCTTACTAACTCATACATTAACTCTAACTCCATTGTTAACGTATCAGTTGGAAGAGGGACAGCAACAGGAGCGGGCTTAACACCGCTCGCTGTAACCCCAGGAACGGGCACTTGCGCAATCTTGCTCAAGAACCCTGATGGGTCAGCTGTTAACGGTACAATGAAGATTGCCTTCACTGTGTTCAACCTCAGCTAGTTTCTCTAGGTTACACGATCAAGTCGTGTAACTTGTGAGGCACTAACCCCCTCATTTATTCAATAATCTACAATCCTATGGGAAACGACTCAAATCCAGTCAAGCTAACAGCTTCAGCTACAACAACACTTGGCTCTGTGTTTATTTACGGTATTAGTGTCAACAAAACTTTGACTGGCACACTTACTGTTAACGACGGCAGCACTAACCGTGCGCTATTTGCTATTGGCACAACACCAAACACTTATCATGCGATACCAAATGGTTCTCGTTACGCAAGTTTTGCAGCAGCATTGTCAGCGGCTGATGACGTAACTGTTCACGTAAGAGTAATATCTTAATCCATGTCTTACACTATCCAGACACTTATTAACGATGTCAGTAGTGTTATTCACGGAACGACCGCAAACAAAGTTCCTAACATTTACGGGCATATTAATCGTGCCGCGCGAGACCTTCTTCTTGATGTAGACCCAAAAGAAACTCAGCGTATTGTTCAACTTGCTTCACAAGTCTTTAACGATGTATTTGACTATCCAATACCAGCAGATGTTAAGGGCGATAGGCTTGTTGATCTTAGACTAACAGCTGGAAGAACGCCACGGGAAGTGTTTGTTCAAGACTACGCTGTTACTTTTGATTCGACAAAGTCACTTGGCCTTTCTAACGGTCTTTATACACAGTGGAACACGGGGGTTAAGTCACTGAGAATAGAAGCACCGTTTTTAACTGCTCCAGTTCAGCTGTCCAGCACTAGTACAACTACGGGGTGGACTGCTGCAACTGGCGCTTCAGACTTGTCGCTAGACAATACTAATTATGTTGCTGGTGGTGGCGCATTAGTGTTTAACTTAGACGCCGGATCAGCAACGGGTTACGTAGAAAACTCGTCTCTAACCCCCCTTGACTTGTCTGCTCACTTAAATGAGTCCACTCTATTTACTTGGGTATACTTTCCGACTGGCGCAGATATGACGTCTGTCACTTTGTTTTGGGGCTCATCTACTAGCGACTATTATTCTTCAACAGCGACTGCTAACCAGCAAGGTGTCGCTTTCCAAAACGGGTGGAATTTAGTGGCTTTTCCTTGGGTCTCCGCAACGGTTGTTGGATCTCCTGATGACACATCTATCGATTATGTTAGAGTTAGTTTTGCGTACGACTCAACGCTTCAAACTGGCGTGAAAGTGTGTAATATCGTTTCTACTCTGGGTTACATTTTTGAGTTGCAGTATTACTCTAAGTACATGTTTAGAAACGCTTCTACAAACGTTTTCCAAGAAACGGTTACAGACTCTACTGACAATAACTTAGTTGTTAACCTAGACACAGAAAGCTACAACCTCCTATTTAATAAAACAGCTTTCTATGTTGCTCAAGCACTACAGGGGGCTGACGCCGCATACGATGCTACTTTCTGGGACAGTGAGTACCGCAAGTCGTTAGGACGTTACCAAAAACTTAATCCTAGCGAAGCAATAAAGAAGACAGAAGTGTACTACAAAATGCCAAAGAAATCCTTTAGTCGCTTTAACCCAGGGTTCTGGTGGAAATAAAATAATATATGCCGTTACCATCGCAAATGCCGTCAAAACAATCAAGAAACAAGGTTGGTGAATACGGCCTTATTTCTGGATTTAAGGGATATCACGCGCGCGAAGATCAAACGACTCTTCCTGCCAATGTTTTAGTCTCGCCTTCACAAAATGTTGTTATTAAGACGTCTGGTCGTGTTGCTACTGTAAAAGGTTATACATTAGACGGTGATGCGTCTGCTGTTGCTGACAGTGGTATATTGTCTAACTTTGATTTTACTAACTTTAAAGGAGACGTTAGAAACATGCGCGCTGGTTTTTTAACAGCTTCTCCGGGAGGCGATGGCAAGCTACAGTTTCGTTACGTAACGGGAGCGTCTACTGTTAATTGGGTTACTCTAAAAAGTAGTCTTTCTAACGTTCGCCTTTCTTTTTGTGAATACTGGGACAACACAGCGTTAGTTAAAAACCTTCTTTGGGTAGACGGGACTAACAACATTTTTAAGTGGAACGGGGCTGTTACAACTTTTGCGTCCGCTACAGTAAATACTGTTACAAAAGAAGGAACAACAACGTGGGCGCAGGAAGGGTTTTCAGCTACGGGCAGTATTGTCATAAATGGTGTAGCAGCTACATATACTGGAGGATCCGGCACAACCACGCTTACAGGTGTTTCTGTCGACTACTCTGCATATACTGTCGGCCAGCCAGTTCACCAAGAAGTTGTTACTGTTGCGTTGTCTGCGATGACCTCTATCTCAGCTACTTTCGGTCCAACTGTTATAGGGTGCGGAAGGCGAAACCAGGTGTACCTTGGTGCGAGCAATTCTAACTTACTTTACATATCAAAAGTCAACGACTATACAAATTATGCGTTTACCTCCCCAACTCGTGTTGTCGGAGAAGGAGCTTTGATACCACTAGACTCACCACCAACTGGTTTCCTTGCACAAGAGTCACAGTCTTCAACAGACGCTTATGACCTTTATATATCTGAAGGTGAAAGCACTTGGGCAGTTATCCGTGCGACATTATCATCAGATCTTACTAAAGAAACGCTTGAACACATCCGCCTTAAGCTTTCAGAAAAGCAAGGCGCACAGTCTGGAAAGTTAATGAGTAAGATGAAGAACCACATAATGTTTGTCGGTAACGACAATACAGCTTGTTTTTTGGGGTATCTTTCATACAAGTTTGTCCCAACAATCGTAGACTTTTCTTACCCAATTGTGGATGATATGAACAGTTATGACTTTACAGATGCTAGTATTTTCTACTACCGTAACTACGTGTATATCGCGATTCCCCAGCATGGCCTTGTGAGGGTTTATAACATGACAGACCAAACGGTTGAGCAGTTCTCTGGGGCTAAAGCTCTTGAAGATGTTACACAACAGCCGTGGTTTTGGGAGGCTCCTATAGCCTACCCGATAAGTGGTTTTTATGTTGTGGATGGTGACATATACGGACACAGTTTTACTAACTCTGAAAGTTACAAATTGTTTGATGGAGGAACGTTCAACGGACAAGACATTACAGCAAACGCAACGTTTGCTTACAACAGTATGGAAGATAGAACACAAAGTAAGGGGTGTGACGAAATATATGTTGAAGGTTATATAAAACAAAACACAAAACTTTCAGTAACAGTCGCTGGTGACATTGACTCGTTTAGAACGTCACAAACAGTTACGATAGATGGCCAAGGGCAGTACGTTGCTTTAGGTGGTGGTGGTAACAGCCTCGGAGATTCACCTCTTGGTGTGCAGACACTAGGAGGGGCGACAACCGTTTCAGGAGAAACTCTTCCTGCGTGGTTCCACGTTTCTAAAACGTTTGTGCAAGTGCCTTTTTACCAGCAACAGATTACTTTTAGAACTCAAGGGCCAGATCTCCAATGGGAGCTTCTGTGCTTTGGAACTAATAGTTATCCTACAGTTGAGGGGAACAACTATTTTACAGATTAATTTGATATACTCAATAATATATGATAACACTCTATGTACAAAGCCCAACACTGTACCTCGCCGGTAGTGGAATAGTGATAGGAGCAACGTCTGCAACTGTTACAGACTTGGTTGATATTTATGGAAATGTTCTTACAATGGCTGATTTTGGTAGTGTTGGTTACATAACATTTGAACCAGATACTTCAAATGCTGAGGCTGGTACTTTTACTGGTGTTACAGCTAATGCAAATGGTACTTATACACTTACTGGATTAAAAACACTACTTGCAAAATCTCCTTACACTGAAACTAGTGGCGCAGTTCGTAATCATGCTGGTGGGACTAAAGTTGTTATTACTGATAACGTTGGTTTTTGGAACACGTTTGTTGACAAAAATAACGATTCGACTGTTGTTGGGCAAGTAACGTTTCCTAATGGCGCTAAAAGACCTGTCTTAGACGCGGATACAGATACAGCTACTGCGGCAGCTGTTGTTACTTACGGGCAGTTGGCACGAACAGCTATCGCCGGAGGGGCAGCAGCGTCGACTACGTTGCTTGGCTACGTTAAAGTATCTACTAATCCAGTTTCTGCGCTTTCCCCAATCGCGGTTGGTGATAATGATACTAGAGTTCCTACCCAGGCAGAAAATGATGCTTTGGCTGGTGAGTCAGGCACTTCTCCGTCTTCAGCAAATAAATTCATAGATGCACAAGATCTTGTCGGTATTGTTTCACCTTTTGCGGGCTCTGCTGCACCTACTGGCTGGCTTATTTGTGATGGTTCTGCTGTGTCAAGAACAACATATTCTAGGTTGTTTACAGTTATCAGCACAACTTATGGAACTGGTGACGGTTCTTCCACATTTAATGTTCCAGATTTGCGCGGTAGACATGCAGTTGGTGCAGGGACTGGGACAAAAGTAGCAACTTTTTCATCTCGATCAGGAAATGTTATTACTGTTACTGGTCTTTCCAATGCTTCTAATAATGAATTTCAAACTGGGCAAGCCATTGTGTATGTTACGTCTGGTTCTGTAATAACTGGATTAACAAGCTCAACAACTTATTATGTTGTCCGCATTACAAATACAACTTTTTCTTTGGCTACATCATTAGCAAATGCTCAAAATGGAACAGTTATAACACTTTCTTCAGATGGATCTGGCACACAAACATTTACACAAACATTGACTTCAAGAACGGCCGGGCATACTGGTGGAGAAGAAACTCATGCCATCTCGTCTACTGAACTATTGGCCCACACTCACAACGTTGGTGGAGGAGCAAATACATCAACTGCTGGTGGGGACACAGTAGCTGCCGGGTCTGGGGCGAGTGCAACATCTGGAAGTACTGGAGGCAATGCTGCTATGAACATTATGAATCCATTTGTTGTATTAAATTATATTATTAAATATTAAGTATGGCTCCAATCTCGTCAACAGTACCCTATACAGGCTTTACTTCATCAGACAAGCCAGCAACCGTGACAACTACGATGGTTAACCCACCTACTGTCCCTACGACAACACCAACCGCTGCTCCGAAAGTTTCAACAAGCCCAGTTGTTAGCTCTTCGACTGCAACGAACTACCTCAACAAAACAGTTATCCCGACAATGAATACAGCTCAGCAAGCTCTTTCTGATTACCAGGCGAAGAAAAACGTAACCACTATTGATAAAAAGACAGGCGCTGACGGGGTATCAGAGTTGTATATGTCTGACGGATCACGTATTAAAACTGACG